TTTCATAGCAATATCTACAGTGTTTGGATATAGTATATTTTTGTAATTGTTCATTTCTCCTTCGAATTCAAATAATTTATTTTGTAGAAAATCTACATTTTTAGAGCCAGTTTTAGGATTGAATTCAATCTCACATTGAGGATCTCTAATTAAGTCTTGATTACTCATGATGATTTAACCATTTTTTTATATTCTTCAACCGATACTCCAGCACTTTGTAATATTTTATCGTCTGATGGAAATTGTGTCATTCCATTGAATGTTTTTACTAAACCTAGATCTAACATAGCCTTTTGTCTACCATATGGATGATCTGTAATTACAGATGAATTCCATAGAGTATCCATGTTTATATGTGCATAATCAGGTCCTGGTTTTAAATAGTTTTCAATCCATCTAATAAAATCACAAGCAACATCTTCTGCGTTATATGGTAAAGACCCAGTATCTTCGTATATTTTTGTCATAACAGCATCTAAGAATTCTTCACTCTTTTTACCTTTCTTTTCTATAGGATCTGCAAGATAGCCGATACATTCTACTGCGTTCGTACCATAATAAAACATAGATTCACGGTTCATAAATTCAGGGAACCAATCACACACGTCTGCAATAACTGCGGCATATTGAAATCTATATGCTCTTAGACCATTGTCTGCATTCCACTTAAACATCCATTCGCCTAATTCTCTTAAGTCTTTTTTGTCACCGATTCTTAAGAAGTTTGCCATATCTCTGGCCATTCTTGGTGCAAATTCACATAAGAAATAATCTCCGCCTCTTTTGTAAACATATTCTGGTTCAGTGAAATTAGCCATGCCGACAAACGCATCTTCATCGACTTTTGGTGTCGGTGGTTTTGGAAAAGCAGGGAATTGGTAGCCAACTGAAGTGTAAAACGGTGTTGGGTGATATTTGATCACTTCACACATTTCTTCGATAGTTTCACACTCGTGTAAATTAAATAGAATAGTATTGTGATACCCAGAAGGTTTGGTCGCATAATTAATTGCAGATCCACAAACTCTATGTAAAATAAAAAGATAGAGCCACTCTTCTAAACCGAATTTATCTCTTTTACCCGTCCAATTTTTAGCAACCTCTTCTCTTTGTGGAAATACATTACCGGCTTGCATGTGCTCCCAATACGGATGGTCTGATGTCCATCCATAAAAACAATCATTTATAATTTGACTAAATCCAGCATATTTACGCTCTACTACATCATATAATTCTATATGATGCATCAGTTCATCGCCTAAATTAGATTCAGCATGTGGAATTTGACCTAAGTTACTTGAAATCTGTTGTTTATTGGCTAAATCAAAGTATCTTAAAAATTCATCGTAATATTCGGTTGTTTTAATTTTCATTTTTTGAAATTATTTCCCATGTAAAAGCATCTCTGTTCCTTTGATATTGTGACATAGACCAATCTAAATCGCCTGTAGTGATTTCAATATCATATGACGCATCTTTAGAATTAGTTGGAGTGATTCGAATGTTGTAAGTAGTTGTAAGTGACATATTAAAAAAGTGCTAATGTTTGTTTAATTAATTTTTTATTGGGTTCATTCTTAACCAGATCCCATCGATAATACTCTCGTGCAATGTGAACTGATTTAGGTTTTTCCATTACATCGAATGTTAATTCTCCAATCGTATTGAAATAAACATCAGGGTGTTTATGTGATTGCCAACCGTTTCTTTCACACATTTCATCTATACCAGTATTGATCTCTTTGACCAATGCAGTTCTTTGTGCCCAAGTTCCAGTGAACGGCGTGCCTTTATAATAACCTGTTTTTGGTAATGATCTGCTTTCATTTTCGACAGGAAGAGTATGAACTACTTCTATTTCTTTAACACCTCTTTCTTGAAGTTTTAAAAGTTCATCTTCATAATTTTTCAAAAGTGTTTTAACCGCAGCGGATGGATTATCTTGTCTCATTAAATGGTGACGGACATCTATGTTACCCATATAAACTCTAAGAGACTCTATCCATGGATATACGTAACTATCAAGTCCTCTTTTAAGTGCGCCGTGCATAGTCAACCCATCATGACGTTGAGTCATATAACCGGGTGTATATTGACTAAAAGAGTGACTATCACCAAAACAAAGTTTAGTAGTTTTCTCGATTGAATCAATTTTAGGAATTTCAGTTGCACAAATCTCTTTAATGCTTTCAATTTTATCTTCTATTGTTTTAAACAAATCTGTACCAGTGTGAAGTCTTTGTTGAACCATGGTACCAACACATGGCATGTCATGATGAAGACTGAACATTTTAGTCTTACTAAAAATTCTCATCACTTGATGATATAAATCGTCATTAGCACCTCCAAAAATATTAAAAGTACCTTTAAATTCCATACCATGTTCGATTAAAATAACATCAAATTGATTCCAATCAGTTTCAGTATTAGTGATTACTTCTACATTTTCAAAACCAGCATTTAAACATTGATTTGCTAAGTGATAAGCCCATCCAGATTTATGTGAACTGGTTTTAGGACTTAATTTACCAACTAAAGCTGCGATGCCTATTCGAGACGACTTGTCGGTGATATAGTCTGAAAGATAATTTAATTCTGCCATGTATTAATTATTTAAGTGGATCTTCGTCTTCTGCGTAACCGTGTTTTACAACATAATTGTCTAATGCACCTAAATATGCAACAGCGTCTAATAAATTATCTTGTTTATAGTTATATGAATGACGGCTTAATTTTAAGGCAACTAGTGCAGCATACATGTCAGAACCGTTAAGTTCTTTACCTGTCATGCCGTTAAAGATCATTGCCGCTCTACGCATACCCTCTTCGAAAGGACCGTACATGCGTTCTTTTTCTTCTGATCGCTCATTGACGATCTTATTTGCTTCTTCTAGAATATTATTTATTGACATATAAAACGTTTAATAGTTATACACATAAATATAGATTTGTTTAATTATATATTAGGTTTAATTTGGGGTCACATTGGTGTGTCCTGTTAGTGTTATCCAACAATTGATGTATCATATAATTCACTAGGCAAAGATGTGTTATACATCATATGACAGTATAACCTGAGTGCTTTGATATTTGTGCCATCTGCTCTACTAACAGCTTGTGATAGATTATTATTTACCACAGCTTCAACGAATCCACCGCCCTGAATACCGATATTCCACTTAGTACATAGGATAGAAGTCCCTATGTTAACAACGTGGTTAATGCCTTCTACTGTTACTACACCTTGAATTAAATCGATATTGTCATTCACATATTGTTCAACAATACCTTTTACTACTTTAATTTTTTCGTAAGTTTCCATATTATATTTGAGTTTTTGAGTTTCCTGTTAATTGAATATACATTTCAATAGCTTTTTTAAGACCTTTCAGTTTATTCATAGTAAGTTCATTAATTCCAGCAATACGAGCTTGTTTAAGTAAGTCATCATAGAGATAACCATCATACAAACCATAAACCATATTTACCAAACCAAAATCTTTACCACGTGCCTCTTCTAAAACCTCACGTGTCATTTCCATCATTTCCATGGTGAAACAATCATGTCTATTAAAATTTTTATACATATCTTTTACCTTTTAAATACTCTACTAATATACCAAAAAAAACCCACATAAAAAAATGTGGGCTCTATTATTTTTAAAGAAGTTACGAACAATCTTTATTCTTGTGTTTATTTTTTCGAGTATAATGCTTCTTACTCTTATACACATTACCACGCATCGCTTGCCATATCTCTTGTATGGTAAACTGAGTTTGTTGTAATTTATGTTCTTGCTTTTTCATATCTATATCTTTTAAATACTCTACTAATATACCAAAAAAAGCCCACATAAAAAAATGTGGGCTTAATTATTTTTAAAAAGTTTTAAGCTATCCGTGTTTTTTAACTATTTTCACTAATTCATCAAGTGATGATTTAACATAATCTCTAAAATCTGCATGTAAATCTTCGTCAGCGTCTAATGGTGCATAATCCTTCCACTCATTGTATTTAGCAATAAAAGCTTCACTTGCATCGACAATCTTTTTAATGTCCGATTTTGCGTAGTCTTTTCCATAGTAACTATTTGGATCGACATCCATTCTTGCAGTCTCGTCTGTAAAAGGATTTCTAATATCTGTGCCGTGATAGTCAAACGTAAATGCTTCAAATGTAGTTAAATGTTTCATTTTCTTTCTTTTCTTTTTCTTGTATTCTTCTTCTGCGTCGCCTGATCCAGCAGGTACATCGCCCGATCCAACTGTACCATTATTTGGTAAAACTACTGGACCCATACCCGTTAAATTAGCAGGTGTTATATTTTCAGGTACTCTTTCTGGTAAACCATCATGTTTAGTACTTGCAAAGTCTTTTAGTTGCTTAAGTGTCATACTGTCTGCCAATTCCTTTATCTCAGCACTGACTTCACTAGACTTTAACTCACCCTTTTTATAAGCGTAAGCTTGTCCCATTAATCTTTGTTGTGCTTTACTTTGACTAGGCATATATTTTACATATAAATTTACCAGACATAATCGAATGATTCAATCTGACCGATCTTGTCTTTAATATTCTTAGCATAATTCTTAGATTCTCTTTCATAGTAAGACTCTCTATCACCATATTGGTTTTCTGACTCTTCAGCCTGTGCAATATAACTAACATATCTATTATAATCATCTAAGATGTTTGACATATGATTAGAAGCATCTCTCATTTTAGCTTCAGAACCATTTGCTTTACGTCCAATGATAATATCATCATAACGTCCTTTTTCGCCTTTAGCTAAACCATCTTTAATTTGATTTGTTAATGCTTCGATTGCATCTGAGACCATCTTATCTAATGGTAAAGAAGCCGCTTTATTGGCTAAAATTTGGTGATATCTGTCCATGTTTTCTTTCTTAAAGTCTTTATGTGACTTAAATGCAATTGCACCTTTTTTGGCAGCAGCTCTTTCAGATCTTTGTCCTTCAGAGGAATACTTTTGTCTTAGAAGTGCCATGTTTAAAACAATAGCTCTATCCGCCATTTCAGCAATTCTCTTTACATTATAAAGACCTGTTCCGTCCCAACCTTTGTACTTCTTAGAAATACCGATAGAGTCAGTTGAACCATTATCTACCTTTTTTAGTGATCTTTCTCTGTTGCCACGACTAAAATGACCTCCGCCCCACACGGAAGTGTAGAATGCATTATCACCAGAAGCAACAGCTAATAGATAGCCTTCACCTGGGATGTGTCTGTGATCAGAATATCCATCGCTAGGTGCATATGGATTCTCTTTAGGTGTATCCGAAATATAAAAAATAATAGTATCGGCTTGCTTATTCTTATAAGCCGTTTGGGGATCAATTGTTAAAAGATCTTCATCTTCAATTATGTCCATTTTTACTTTAGCTGTACCATAAAAAGACTTAGCTAGATCTTTATCGAATTTACCATATTTATTTATGAATAAGCTAGACAATAATGAGGATTTAAATGCCTCAGCTAACATCTCTGTTGATTCGTTTGTTGAAGTTGATAGAGATTCTACGAATTCACTAAAACTTTCAAATACTAATTTTGATTTCATATTGTTTGATTTATTTTCTTTTACTAATTTTGGGTTCTTATTAAGAAGCTCTTCCATATCTAATTCGGTTAAAGCCATAAAACTATCTTCTCCGTATTTCTTAGCTAATTTATCAGCTCTCTTAATATCAATAACTCTTGATATTTGATCATAGTCTAGTGTTGCGATTCCAAATTCACCAAATATTTCTTCAGCCATAACATTTGCTTGTTTAAATGCTGAAACTTTTTCATTGATTTCTAATTCAGTTTTAGGCAATGTTAATTCATTTAAAACTCTTTTACCTGTTTTAGAAAGTGTAATACCATCTTCGCTTACATTAAAATATGTAGAGTTTCTTCTCAACCATCTCGTAGAATCTACCGTCATTTCTCTAACAATTGACTCAAATTCATCCTTTGTTAATTTACCATCTTTAATAGCCTCTAAAACTTTATTTCTAATTTTAGCTGCTTTACCGACTGTTTTTGCGGGGTAGTTTTCAGTATATTTTCTTTTTACTGTAATATATCTTTCTTCTAGTGGTTGATTATTATCCATTTTTTATATGTGATATGTTTTATTATATATTCTTTAAAAATTGATCAAACGTCATTGTGTTAGAATCTGATTCTGTTACAACACCCATGGAGTCTTCTAATTTAGATTTTAACTCATCGTACATATGATGTATTTCTTTGGGCGTTAATTTCTTAAATAACCTTTCGTCTCCATCTAACATTGCATTTCTAACTTGCGTTGCTGAAATGTTTTTGCCACTTCGTGGAATTTCAAATAGACCAAAATCAGTTCTACATCCTAGAGCTTCTCTATATTCTGGATTGTTAACTTGAAATCCATAACCCTTCATTCTATCCGTTCCTGTTCCCCAAAGTACTGGTTCGTATTTAGGTCTCATAGCATTAAACATAGTATCAATGCCACCTGTTGGAATTATAAAAACATCTTCAATTGGATATTTAGATTTTAAACTATTTAACATCTCAACCTGGGTTTCTTCATCATAAGGTCTAGAAAATGCATCCTCCTTTTTCTTAGTTTTTGATTTCACTAATAAAATTACTACTGGATAGCCATTTTGTTTATGAATAGTCTCAACCACTTTAGCATGACCCAGTGTAAATGGTTGGAAACGACCAACAAACATGTTAACTGGTGTTTTACCGTGTTCTGGATATTTAACTGTAAGTCCTTCTAATATAGGGCTTTCAGTATATTGTAATTTTTGATTAAGTAAATATGTTGTAAAGTTCATAACATCATTTTCATTAGTTTTTGACATTACTATAGCTTCGATAATATCTACTATATCATTGATTTGTTTCATTAAATCTTTATTAATAATGTCCGTTTCTTTATTTCTTCTTTTTCTAAAACTACCTAATGCAATTTTAAATAATTCAGATAAGACTTTATTTTGTACAAGCGAAATTGTTTTTTCGTTTTTTATAAAAGCAGTGTTGAGTTGAAATCCTTTATTATCTGAGAAGTCTGCAGAATCAAAATTAGTACCTATGTACTTAGATGCATTTTTATCTACATATGCATTAAACATATTAGAAATCAATTCAATATATCGTAAATCTGCTTCCTCTTCTTCTAAATTAATACTTGATACATCAAACCCTTCTAAATATTCAACTAAATCTAATAGAGATATTTGATACATGTCTGAAGGCTTTCTATCTTCAGATGGTTTTCTATCAAATCTTTCTAATTTAAAACTCTTTGGATTTTTACCTTCATAAAAATTAACTATTAATCCATCTATATCATCATCAAAAGATGTACTTAGTGCTGGATTAGTAAGGCCATTATTAAAAATATTATATATTGTTCTAGTAAATGATTGATCTTTATATCTAATAGAAAAATCAGAATCTGATATGGATAAAAGATTTATTAAATCTTTCTTTTGATTTTCTTGTAATTTACCTTGGAAAATAATTGGAGGTCTCTGTACACCCAATTTATCTGCCCACTTATTTAAAATTTGTGGATCTCTAATTACTTTTTTAATTTGAGTATCGTTATTGGGATTTAATATTTGAATATGCGTTAATATTAAGTTGTTTTTTGGCAAAGCTTCATATTCTATATCTACCGTTTTATTGTCTATCATGTAATCAAATCCAAACTTCCAATCAAGCGGCATGTCTTCTGTCACTTCCTTTATGATAGTTCCAAAATAATTGATAGCATTTTCATAGTATTTAACCATCGTTCTATCTACTTTATCCATAGCATGCTTAGAGCCGCTTTTATAATACTGGAATCCTATTGATGTTTTCTTTACATGAAAAGAAGATGCTTGTATTTTTTCAGATACTACACATGGTAAATCTAACATTGATTGGAAATCATTGATATTGGTAGATTGAAAATATGTTCTTAAGTTTTGTAATGCCATGTTATATTGTTTATCTTCCGTACTTAATAATACCCATGAGCTGATTAATTGCAGCAAATGTTCCTGTTAATTTAAAAGTCTTACCTTTATACACAAAGACAATACCTTCAGTTGGCATAATTGAATCAATTCCACCTATTCTTTCTAATCTAGCTAACTCAGCTTCGACCTTTTGTATTTGATTAATCGATCCGCCTTTTTTAATTTTTTCGGCTTCAGTTCTAATTTGATTATGTAATCTTTGCATTTCGGCATCTGGTGAGGCAGCAACAAAATTACTAGCGTTTTTTAGAATAATAGAACCTAGTTCTAAGAATAAATCTTCAAACGGTCTAATATTCTCTTTGTATTTTTTAGCAACGTCTTCTTTATCGAACTTCTTAATAATAGCTGCTTTATCTTTTCCTAACTCTTTATCTAATGATCTTAAATTTAGAGTCTTTTTATCACCGTATGCCCATCTTAATAACAAACCTTCTTTGTGATCTTGTGTTAAATCTGGAAAATTTGAATCTATAGTTTCTCTCCACCACATTTCATGATAGCGACTAACTTCATCAGCATCTGTCAAATTATATCTGTCTCGAAGCGCTTCAACTTGCTTAATGAATTTATTTTTATTTTCTTCAAAATTAAGGTCCTTGCCTAATTTAATTATTTGAGGTGGGATTATGGTAAATGTTTTACCGACATTTGCTTTAACAGACTCTAATGCTTTTGCTATTACTGATGCAAGTTTATTATCTTCACCAATTATATTACCATTACCATCTGTCTTTTTTATACCATGAAATTGAATGATATCTCTATCATAATAGATTACGTTTGGATTTTTAGAATAGATTAATTCCATATTCATCCAATTGAGTCCATTTTCAAATGTTTCTTCTTGAACCTTAGTTGGTAATTTGATTAACGCATTGGCTAAATCTTCTGCTGCAAACTTAAACGTTTCCTCGACCATGGCCGATGCATGTCCGTCAAATTTTTGCTTAAATGTTTGAAGATCCATTGGTGTTATAAGCTCACCCTTATTACGAGCAAATTTAACTTCACCATCTTGTATAGTTGCAAATACATTTTGTCCGTCGGTTTTTTCAGTAGCGCTTTCTTCAAAATTAAGTTCACCGCTTAAACCAGCTTCTATAAGAGCTTTAAAATCTGTGAATGTTAATGACTTATCATCAAATGGATGTGCCATGTGACCAGCAGCTCCACCTTCTAAAATTAAAGCTTCTTTTATATTCGAATGTAACCTCTCAGTTATAAACTGTTCAAAATTATTGTAGATCTTCATAAGATATGTATCTTGTTTTTTATTATGATCCTAATGAGCTAGTCAACATACCTACTGCTACGCCATAATCTCCATCAACTTTAGCTAAAATTCCATCAATTATCTTTTTTGCTTTAGCTTCGTCATAATCTTCTCCGAATGCTTTTTGTAAAACAGTCACTGCATAATCGTGAAATTCTTCATCAGAATTAACTTCAGCTTCGTTAACTACTGATTCAGATAATGAATTTCTTAAACCACAATATTCACATTCTACAGTTCCGTCTTTGTCAATTTCTTTGTATGCATGTCCTTTTTTATTTGAACATTTTGGGTGTGATTCAGTAACTACTGATTCTTCAATATATTCTTCTAAACCAGCGTCGTCCCATCCGTATTCTCCATCTGCTAATACTGCTTCTAAATCTTTTCTTTTACCTTGCATAGTAATTTCAGGATGACCAGTTGGTCCTGATTTTACTATATCTATAATTTCAACTTTATTTTTCTTTAAAAACTTTAAAAAGTCTTTGTCTTCTGGATTCATAGCATCCATTGTTACTGTTGCTTCACAAAGTGATTCGCCAGCTTCTACGACAGTAGATTCATTAAACATGTTAAACGCGTTTAATAAAGATTGCCCTGCGGCTTCTTGTTTAATTTGTTGTAAATAAAGTGCAGTACCTTCAACAATACCAATACCTGACCATCCAGCTGCATTAGCGATATCTGAATAGTATTGATCTAAAATTCTCTTTGTTGTAGTTGCTCCTATTTTAACATAGTATCCACCTAATCCTGGCATTTTTACTTCATATGAAGAAATTGCGCCTTTAATGTTTTTAGAAATTGCAAAACCTTCTCTTGAAAAGTTTGCGTCTTCCATTGCATTTTCAAATAAGTACTTAATACATCCCAATACTGATTCATTTGACATTGCACCCAAGTCAGTTAGTTTTTTTGCAAACAAGTTATTGTAAACTGTAACAACTTTCTTAGCATCTCTTTTAAATTGTACTGCAATAGCTTCATTTACAGAAACTGAAACAGATTCAAACGCTGGTACCAATTCATCATAACCGTTACCGTAAATATCTGCCATTAACCATTCTTTGTTAGCTTCGTCCCAAAGATAAACAAATTCAGCACCTCCGTCATCAGCTACATTTCTTAAATATTTTGAAATGTTTGATATATCACCTGTAGATGGTTTGCCACCATCTCCATAAAAATTTATCTTATCGATACTAGTTTCTAAACCTGAACAATCGCCCTTTGCAATAACCGCATCTACTGATTTTGAATTTTTAAAAGATTTTTTAATAATAGGTAACATATTTTCTGGATACGAATCATAATGAGTGTATATCGATGTAATATTACCCTTCTTGTCAATTTTACCAAATTGACCTCTTGTACCTTCTTCGATAAGTGTAATTGCTTCGTTAATTTCAGCACCTCTTAATTTAGTAAAAAATTCTGATCTTTGATCTTCAGTTAATTCTTTAACAGAAGTAACATTAAATTCAGAGAGTAAGTTTTTAAATGTTTCTGCTTCATTACTTCTTTTTGCGATTGCTTCTTCTTCAATTTTCCTAGTATTAGAAATTTGAACTTCTGTAGCAAATTGTTGAAAAGATTTTAATTTTTGCATAATATTGTTTTTGTTTTTTGAATGTTATTATTTTATTATATATCTCCTTCAAAATCTACATTTTTAATATCATATTTGAACTTCTGTTCTCTATAGATTCTTTGGCGTTCTTTAGCATGTCTTATTAAATAGTTATCCCAATCAGATGAGCTTAAATCATCTACGAAATCAATAATATTTACACTGTCTTTGGATTTATGTTGTCTTAATCCTCGACCGATTGATTGTCTAATTATTACTTCTGATTTAAATGATTCCGTAAAAAAGATATTGTGAATTTTTTTGATTGAGATTCCTGTTGAGAAGGTACCATAAGAGGCAACAATAACAACTTCTTCACCTGCTTCCATTTTCTTTTTATGTTCTTCTCGTATATCTTTATCAATTCCACCGTCAACATAATAAACAGTTTTATCACTGTCTCTGCGAAGTTTTTCATATATTTTTTTACCATGTTCAATCCTGTGGAAAAGGACCAAACTATTACCGCGTACTCTGGAAATAATACTTGTAATAAAGTTAAGCCTGCCTGGTGAATTAATGACATAGTTTTGTTCAAATTTAAAAACGTCTTTGCTTTCATATCTATTTTGTGACATCTCTCTAAATGCATCCTTTGTAGATTGAGGAGCATAATCCATTTTAATTATTTTTACTTTACAACCAGCAATATGTCCTTCATTTTGCAAGTAATTTGCACTTATTTCAGTAATGAGAGGTCCTGTATACGCCATTAATGTTAATCTATCTAAAGTACCTTCTTTTGGTATAGTACCTGATAATCCATATTTATAGTCCGCATTAACACATTTTTGAAGGATAGTTTTAATAGACGCTGATTTTGCCTTATGTGTTTCATCTACAATTATAGCATCAAATTCACTAAAATAAGATTTATCTTTTTTAACTAGAGACTGATAAGTTCCTATGACTACATTTCTTCCCGGTCTTATTTTTTGACCAGAATATATTTGTTGTACTTTTATGTCTACCGCATTTCTATAGTTATAATCTAAAAAATCTTCACTTGCTTGTACTACTAAAGAAACATTAGGAACTATAAATAAGATTTTTTTAGCCTTTTCATGTTCTAATAAATAAGCAACTGTTAAAAAAGAAATTAACGTTTTACCTGCAGAAGTCGCCAATTCGCTTAGACATCTTTTAAATTTTAAAATATTAAAAGCTGCTTCTATTTGATAATCTCTGGGTGTTATTTCTGATTTTTCGAAAAAATCTAATGCCCATTGTGTAAATTTTTCTTGATTTATATTGGTATCAAATATATCTGTAATACCGTTTAATTTAAATTCAAATTTATATTCTTTACATATACCCATGACTTCTCGCCACAAACCGGAAGGAATCCACTTATCGTCCTTAATATACGAAACATAACCGTCCCATAAACCCTTTTTGACTAAGGGGTTAAAACGCCAAGACTCAATTCTTCTATTTAAAGAAATATTAAGTTGTTCCAATTCTAATTCAGTTGCTACATCAATGCGTAACAACTGTTTGTTTTCAGTTAATGTAAGCTCCACATTGTTAGAGCATTTTTATTTGTCGTTATAGATCTTTTAATGCAAGTCTATTACGAATGGCAAAACCCATGTTATCTAGAGTTTTTACCGAATCTCTAAAGAATTCCACTTGGTTTTCTAAATGAGATAATATCATGTTTTCATCAGCTAGATCTGTTTCAATAAACTTCTCTTTTTGTTTTTCTCCTAACTTATAATCATATTCATAATATCTAATATAAGCTTCTCTGTATCTAACTGCTACTTTATTCTTCTGTTCTTTTACTTTCATATTTAAATAAGACATCTGCTCAACGAGAGATTGTCTAGAAGATAATACTTCAGCAATAGTTTCCTCCATAGTGTTTAAATTTCTTAAACTCTGTGCTAATCCTTTAATATTATTAGTCCACTCTGTTCTTTGGCCACTTAATTTGCGGTCCAATGCTAAAATATTTTCTTTACTCATATTAAAATAATGATTTCTTGTTGGGATTAGGTTTAATGAACTTAGACGTTATTTGTCTTTTCTTAAATTTAGGTTTTGGCATTTCAATATCAGGTGACTCAATACTTAGATCTAACGGTTTGAAATCTATTAAAAGTTTCATACCTTTAAACCTGTCACTGTCTTTTTGAAATTCTTCGAAGTTGTCTTCAACCATTATACTAATATCTTCTATACATACCATAAATCTAATTGACTAGAGGTGAAATATTGATCGATCTTTTTATGAGCATCGATTTTAAGCTCAAAACATTTCAACATCAAATCATTAAGATCTTTGATATTATATTTATCTAACCCATTTTCTTTAAGAAATTTTGACCACATAAAAACAGGTCTGCCTTTCTTTAGTTTTTCGGCCATTTTCTTTTTACCGGTTTGATCATTATCAAACATATATCTGACAGTTGGTATTTCATCAAAATCATCGGTTGATCTGCCAGCTGTTGCAAGGGCTAGGGAATTTGCCATAAACTTAGCGTCTAATGGTCCTTCAAATATAGTGATAGATCTTTGAAAATTTAATTGCATAATTCCAAATAGTGTTGATACTTTGGTAAGAGATGTTAGTTCTTCGTTAGATAATTCTAAAGGTTTTCCCATCTCTTCATATAGTTTTGGTAAATCATATGTTAGATATCTTTGCCCATAACCCTTCATTCTACGTGTCTGTGCACCTATGATTTTATTATCTGCACCAAAATTAAGAATCCAAAGCCTATGTTCTTTTTCAGAATATAAAAAATCATCTACTCTATTATGTAATAATCTATCTTTTAATTGAAACCAAATCCAATCACCAGGTTCTATTACCTTTGCCTTAAATTTAGCTTTAAATGTATCTATATCAATTGATAGTTCTTGAACCTTTCTTAATGAATCGTGTTTTAATACAGATTCTGAATTAACCTGTATCTTATTTTGTTTAATATAATCTATAACCATAAATGAATCATCACTTGTGGCTAATTTAACTTCATGATCTTTTAGAAAGGAATATAAATTAGTGTGATAACTACAATTATAGCAGTGATATTGTAGAGTGTCCCAAAAGATATTACCTCGTTTTTTGGTATCGTCCGAATGGGAATCACCACAATAGGGACATGCACAGGTTATTCGCCCATGCATGTCCTTTAGTAGCTTCTTATTAGGTTCAGGATGTACTTGAGATACTACTTGTTTAAGTGCATATCTTATTTTATCCTTTAACTCTTCAGTAAGTTGTATATTAGATGTCGAGATCATTCAAGAAAGAATCTAGATCATCTTCTGATGATACGCTTGAAGTTGACTCTGTTGTTACTGGAGCTTCAGCTACAGCTGTTGGTGCAGATGTATTTGTAGCTTTTGCAGTTTTCTTAGTAGTCATTGTAGTAACTTCTGCGATAGAATCACCTGGATTTAAGTACATTCTCAATACATCGTTTACAAATGATCGAGTGTCCTCATCCCATGCTTGATAATCATAACCTTTCAATGAAGGTGCATTTTCTAATTCTTCTTTGATAGACGTCATAGTCTCTTTTGTTCTTTCTGCTGGAGCATCGCCCATAATGATCGCAGATTGACTAGCAGAAAATTTAGACTTGTCGTAGTTGTTGTATTCACCTTGACGTGTAATGATCAACTCAAAGTTCTTACCTTCAAAAAGGTCAAATACTTGTGTTGGTTCACCAAAGTCTGGTTTCAACTCAGCGTCAATTTTCTCTTTAATTTTGTAACCGAATTTGAATACTTTGTAAGTACCTTCTAATTCTGGGTTCTGTGGATCTTTAATGATCTTAATTAGAGAATAGTATTGTTGACGTCTTTTCAGTTTCTCTGAAGATTTACGATCTACAGCTGAATCTGATTTACGTAGTTTCCAAAATACGTCTGCAATTGGACACTTCTCACCGATAGTAGATGGACTATCAACTAGTTTACCATCACCACTTGAGTTTGTCAACCAGTGTACATATTTTTGGATTAGGGAATTACGAGGGTTTTCTGGATTTGGTACAAAACGAATTAGTGCTTTGTAAGTTCCGTCTTTACCGTCGTCTGCTGTTGGTTTGTACACTTCGTTTGAAGCTGTACTTGTGGGTGCCTGATGCGTTTCTACGTCTTCTACACCCAAGTTAAAAATGTCAAATGAATCACTCATACCTTTAAATTGTTTAAATTGTTTAATTTGTTTACCTTGAAATTACTTTCAGTTCTTATAAATGTATATTACAAAAGGTTTCAAATATTTTGCATTGTAAGTATAGCACCTTCTGAATCTTGCCACCTGTTGCTCTCTAGTTTTTGTAAACCAGCTTTACGAAGTAAGTCTTCACGCTCTTGTGTCGTGATCTTTTGCTCTCGCACCATTATAATGAGAGCTTTGTTCAGGTTCATGATTTCAGTAGTACACAACATAAAATTGACTAATATCTTAGCTTTTGTTAATATACTTATTATATATCTACATTTAAATTTGTTTCACCGGAGGTTAAATTATTTTTTTTTAATTTAAAATGAAACAGTTTTATACAACTTACATATAACAAATGTTAGTTAAGCCAGAAGATAGATTAGGCTTGGAAGCTTGCAACGTATGCAACGAGAAAATAAGCGTCAACAAGGTCGTCAAGTGGTTTCGGGATCTTTTTCCCAATTTCAAGGTCTTTAACTATTTTCCACAAAGGGCTTTTAGCTAAGATTGGGTCTTCGTTCACATTTTTTTGGTAAGCTTCAAATAATTGTAGTTTATTCATGTTACCTTTACCTGCAAACTTCTTAATTGTGGTAGGAGCAACAGTAAGTAAATCTTCTGGATTTAAGGTCTTTAAAAGTTTAAGCTTTAAGATTGCGGCTCCTGCTGCCATGTCAATCATATTATTAGTTCCCATCTTAGAACCATAAGAAGTACCTTCAAATGCTATAGTGAAACCATCACCTTCAAAAGAATTTTGTAATATTAGGTTGATTAAGTCATCAGCCATTTTATCATATCTCTTTACCTTTAAGAGTTCGGCGCTTGAGAAAGATTCATTGTTTGTAAAATCAGGTTGATTAACTAAAGTAACATCTTCTAATAAAGAAATCTCTTCTTGAAGTTTTTGTTCTGCTTTAGTTCCTGTTTTTGGTTTTATGTAACTAATAAAATGATAACTCTTTTTTTTATCATTATATATGGCTAAACCTGGAGAATTTAAAGAAAAATCTACTGCGAGGTAATTCATTTATAGTTTTTTACCAAGACTAGCACCTAGAGCGGCACCTACAAGTCTCGAAGTTAATAGATCATAAAAGATACCCTTTTGAATACCTAAAACCTTTGCTACCATTTTACCAACTGATTTACCTAACGCAAACCCTGTTAAACCACCTATAATAGAACCAAAGAAACCTTCATTTGTTATTTCTTCGTTAAGTCTCTCTAGGTCATATGTACCATCTTCTCTCATGTATTCCTTTTCGAATAATTCTAAAGCCTCATCTATTTTAGCTTCTAATTCAGGAGTCCATTCTTCTTGAAGACCTTCGTTAACAAGTTTCATATCATTCTCAGTGATAGTGTTCTCGATTAAGTATTTATTAAATGTTTTCATGTATTATATATTTTTGTTTATTACACTTAAGCTTTATTAATAAATTGTTCAAACAACAGTAAGTGTTTTAATGATTTTATAGACTCCTGAATTCCATTATCTGCATTTGAGTAAAACTCATATCCTTCACCTTCAACGAATCCGTCTTTATCGAATTTAACGTAGCTTCCACCTTTTACAGGTTTTTTAAAGTAAGCTGAGCATCTAGTGTTTAAATTCTGTAATTCCTTCTTAGCTTTGTTTTCAGACATATTCTCACAAAATATTCTAGCACTGTGAAAGCCACTAGCTACGCGTATACCTGATTTGATGTCGTAATTACTTATACCTGTAAATTTATAACCTTTACCTTCAGAAGATGCAAAAGCATTTGCTTCTTCTTCAGTTTCAAACACAGCTGCTATCCAGTCCTCTGCTTTATCAAAACGATCTCCTTTTTCTGGGTTAGATCCCCAAAACGTGTATGTTTTTTGTTCTGCCATGATTATATTTATCTTATTTTATTTTATTCTACCTCTAATCTAAGATTTAATTTATTATAATAGAATGTAACCTCAAATGTATTAAAGGATGCAACGTTTTCCGCAAAGTTTAAATTTAACTCGTTAATAGAATTCATAATACAATCTGTAAATTCCATATATGCTACAGATGCACCTTCGGCATCTAATATTCTTAAACTCAATGGATCTATATATGCCTGCTTAGTTGATCTAGCATAATACCACAAAAGAGTATCCATCATAATCCAATAATTAATAAAACCATCTAACAGTTGCATACTGACCGTAAATTCTCTATTAATCACATTTTGAATAGGCAATGCACCTCTATGATATCTCTTAGTACCATCGTTATCTTCTTGTGATAATGGATCAAACGACACACCTGGTATATTAACACCTTGTATACTATAATTAATAAAATCTACAGGTTCTGATAGTAAACTTCCCGGTATTTTATTTAAATATTTTTTATACTTATCTGCAACCTCTTTAGGTATAAATCCCCTAGGAAACCTAAAATCGAATGAATTATTTCTGCTATTTAATACCATAATTAGATTTCAAATTTACCTGATAAAATCATATTTTCATCTATACCATTATTAACACTAATATAGAATGTATTGTTTTTCATACCCCTTATTGTGTTAGCATTTGCTTCACTTATTTTAAAGAGTACTTCACCTTCACCCATATTAATATCTTTGTTGAATATATTATTAAATTTTAATTTTTGTTTACCATCTCCAAATGTCATAATTACATTTTCTATATTAGTAAATGATATGAATTCTACATCATCTCCTTTTCTTTTAGCTATTACAAATTTATAATATGATGTAAATGGTGGAATTTTAATAAGTAAATCACCTTCAGATTTAAAATCAGAAGTATCTACTTCACTAATATCTTGTCTCGTAACATCGTCAATATTAGATTCGAATACAATCTTTGACTTGGAAGCAATTACATTATGTCTCTCTAAAAATGTAGGTACGTACTTAGTACTTTTAGGCATGTTGTCAGTAAAAATACCATTTATTATTTTGTTAGATGCCAGTTGAGGTAATACATTGTATACTTCGGTTAATTGATTAGGAGAATTAATTTTTAGTTTATTTAATCTCTTACCATATTTAGCAGCTTGTTTAACTGTTAAACTAGCCATTTTTACAATTTGTGTATTATCAGTTTGATTCCATATTCTCATTATAACATCAATAGAAAAGCTAGAAGCTGTACTACTGTTCATAATAACAGGTCTAAACACAATAGGTGTGTTAAAGTCTTCATATTGTGTATATGAAGTTTGGAATGTTTTAATTTCAGATACACCTATAGTTTCAAAAACATCTATGTCATACATTACTATAATATCGTCCGAAGTTGTGTTTATTTGATTTAATACATATGCTTCAAACGCACCTATAGAATTATCTTTTTCACCGTATATTCTAAAATAATCTCCATCATCAGCGTCTTCTACGACTACTGTAAAATCTTGAAATTCATCTTCTCTTGAAATTGTAAACTTATTTTCCTCACCTGTAATAAAATAATCATATCCATTGAAGGTTTCTAATTGATCAATTAATTTAAACGTTAGTTCATAATTAGAAGAAGGATCTAGATCACTCGAACCCATTGTACCATCTCCATAAAACCTATCGTTAAATTCTTCATTTTGTTGAACTAATGTGGGTATTTTAAGATCTATGAATTTACTATATAATGTTTCTCCTAAAATAAATGGCTTAGGATTAGCATATTCATAATTACTAGTATTTAAATAAACAAGTTGAGTTAAATTATTTCTTACATTAGAAGATCTTTTTGCCGCTATTTCAAATAAAAATCCTTCATAACCCCTGGCCGAAAAATTGTATCCACTCCTAAAGTGTAATCTAATACTATCATATTTAATATAATTAATATTAGCGGTAGCTTCAGTTTGGTAATTTAAAAGATCTGTTTCATTACTACCAGTCCAACTTACATTATTATTAATATAATTGAACATTTCATAATCACCCGTAGAATCATATCCTAACAACGCATATCTAGTACCACTTGCATCCGATTGTACTGCATGATATCTACCTATAGTTTGATTGATATCATTACCAGTATTTTCATCTGGATTCGCAAATAATGGATTTGCTCTAGTGTCTATTATAATTTTACCACCTATTAAATCTCCACATGTATATTCAATTGTACCGGTTTGATTAGGTGTAAATTGTCCGATCTTAGTAACATTTGAATAAGAATAAATCCCTAAAGTACCACTAATTTGAAATAATTCTGGATTAGTTAATTCACTTAAATTAAACTTATAAGTTTTACCACTCTGTAATAAAAGAGTTCTCGCAGCAAAGTTTTCTACAGATATGTAACCTGAATTTTCGGTAACATCAAAATTAACAACAGCGCTTCCTAATTCATTTATTAAATGTCTTTTTGCGAATGGATTACCCTTAACTGTGTCTAAGAATTTTACCTCGCTACCATTATCATCTACTTCTATTTGGTATTTAGAAGGATTTGATTGGTCGTGGTAAATAAATTCTAAAAGAATATCAGAATCTAAGTAAAAATATCTAGATGATTGTGCCATTGTTTATATTAATTTTAAAATCTTAACCATTTAGGAGAATAATATAATCCTAATCCAATTGATGGGCCAGTACTTATTACTTGATTGTTGTTTAGATTGATTCCATAACCGATACCAATACCTACTGACCATCCTCCTTTCATTTTAGGTTTTTGATTTAACTTTGTATTTATAAGGTTTATATTTTCTATATTACTAAAAGATAATCCTGGATATGATGTAGAAATTTTTAATTGATCTGCTCCATTTATTCTTTCTATAGCAGCTAGTAAACTAATTGAATGTTCGATATCAAAAGAAGCGTTTCCATAATTAAATCCAGTGTCATATTTTGTTATCAGCATATTACCCATTAAATTTCTAGAATTACCATTACCAAAATCATCAAACTTAGAAAACGTCAATTTAGTTGTCGTTGAATCTATCTCAGATGACGTTACATTAGCCAATAAACTATCTTTAATATCTATATCAGCTGATAAAAGAGTATTAACTTTGTTTAAATCCTTATTTAAATTAAGAGCTTTTCTGTATTTTAAAACCAATTCATCTTGATCATCCTTTAAATCATTTATATCAAATTCATACGATCTTATCTTAGATATTAAATTACCGTTTTCCGCTATTAATTGATTAACAGAATCCTTTGATGCTAAGTAATTATTAAAATTACGATCAGAAGTTTCTTGAACTAATTCTAATTCTTGTTTTAAATTTTCAGTTTGATTACACTGTCTTAAAAACAATAAAACAAAAAGAGCACCCAATACAAATGTAAGGGTGTTCTTATTACTTAATATGTTTTTAAAATTTATCACTTTCTGTTTTTATTTTAAATTTATAAAAATTCTTCAAGTGTAGGATCTCCACCATTTTTATCATCAATAACAAAATCTGATTCTGCGTTATGTACTAATATACCATTAGCGAAATAAACATCTTCAGATTCTACGTCAATTGACCATGTTGAAAATGGTTGTGCAGTTTTTACTAGTGATTTAGTGTTAATTAAAACCCATTGAGAATCTTCGTTTAACATAAATTCACCTACATTTGCGTCACTGGCTTTTTTCCAAGAAACTATGTTGTTAACGTCTTTAATTAAAATAGGGTGTTCAAACGTTATTTTAAGAGAACCCTCATTAAAGTTGTAATAAGAAGAGTATGTATCTACTGTAATATTAGTGACTTCTACTGACGTAAATTCGCCTTCAAGATTATCTACATGAGAGGTCCATGATCTGTATGCATCTTCAGAACCATCATAACCGTCTACATTATAAGATAATAGTATATCACCCAATTGTATGTTTTCAATTGCTTTAGTTTCTCCATT